CTGGCCATAGCTCTTGATGTCACCCCTGTACCATCTACCCTTTTCTTAAAAACACCTCGACTTCGGATATCCTCTTCATCCTCAATAACTTCAACTTTTGGAGTGAAGTTCTCAAATCTATCTAGGTAAGAAACTTCGACAGTATTGAATTGTTGATCTCTTCTCAAGTTAGAATAATTAAACACCCCATCTTTGACATTATTATTATTAAATAATGCTATAGGTAGTTTCACTCTATCATCAGTGAAAGATACTTCTGAAGCCCTAAAAAAAGTATTACCTCTAAATAACCTTGAAATTAATTGAATCGAGTCAAAAACTTTCTCATCGCTCTTAAATACAATGTTGCAAGAATACCTTGGTTCTAAACCCCCTCTTCCGTCAGGAACCCCCTCAAAGAAACCTTTCTCGTCAACAGCATCGCAAAACCTTCCTATTTTATACAGCTCCCACTTGTTAACATCTGCAGAACTAATGTGTTGGCCTAACCCATATCTAGAATTAGTTAATAGATCATATAAAATCCAAGCGGGATTATCTGTCCAACCTTCGACTAAAGTCCCGTCCCAATCGCCAATATAAATCTGTTTATCTACATTAGAGGCTGCATCAAACTCTGATTTGCGGTCATAGTATCTTTTATCTTTTCTAGCCCCCTCTTTTTCAGTAGGGTGATAATTTTTGGGGATCTTAACCCTCTTGAGCCTAGCGTCAAAAGATCTTTGAGGCATTGAAGAAAAATTCTTGGAATCTATCTTTGTCCCTATGACAGCTGAGAAAGGATAAGTTAAGTTTACCGGGATAATTTCAGTTACTTTATAAAAATTTAAATCTTTAGAGATTAATACTGAAAAAGTTTCTGTAGACAGTTTAGTTACTTTTACGTATCTTTTTTCTGGAGAGGAATACACATTATTCTCTGAATAATTGTTTACTCTAGGCAAATAGAATGGAGTAGATAGATCAGCATCCCCTTTTAAATTACTTATATCTCTGACATGTCTATACTGTTGAGACGTCCCTTCGTTAATTGGATTGCCTATATCTACTAAAGTAGCCCCTTCAATTAAAGCAGATATTCTATAAGTCCTTGACGATGTAGGTTGTAATGAGCCATCGGAGAGCATTTTTCCGACCTCAATTTCGACGTTCATTATCGCTGGTAGTTTGTCTCCAGTTTTAAAAGAGTTATCATTATCGGCATAACTTTTTTCTACAGTATCAAAAAGAGAATCTATTTTTAGAGTAACAAAAACCTCACTAACATTAGGGTTTTGAACTACATAAGTAATTGGTGAAGACTTTTCCTCTAAATCATATTCTTTATTCTTATTGTTCCAAGAGGAATAGTTTTTTTCCAAACTTTCGCTCCGCTTGTTATCGTTACTACCTTCATTAGTAGGTAACCCTTGAGATAATATAATGTCAGGGCCATCATATTCCGCTACTTCCATCGACAAATTGTCTTTATTAAAAGTTGCATTCCTTTTTATCCTTTGAACTTGGCCAGCCACTCTAAATGGGCCGAAGACGCTTTTATCTACAAGTTTGTCTATATTTATTTTATTAAAATATTTAAATGGAGATTGACCCTCATAACCCAGCCTAGACTCAATTAAAACGTTATTATAATTATATTTTGAATCATCTTTTGAATTAAAAGGTTTTTCAACTAACGAAAGAGTTTGTATATTTTTGAGATCTGATATTATCTTATCTATATCATAAGACTCCTCTTTTAAATATGCTACCGGAGGCGTAGTCCGTTCTGAGAAGAAGTCCACTTCACCAGCCGCTCTTTTCTGACTGTAAGTGTTGGCTAGTGATTGCAATGAGGGGTTTTGAGGTATATTTAAAAATACAGCGCCGAGAATACCTTCACTAGTTTGAACTTGGCCGTTTTCATTACAGATAGGAATTAAAAAGTCTATATAGCCGGAATTTCTTTGTATACGAGATTCTTTACCGTTAGAATCAATTAAAGAAAATCGAACCTGCTTAGGGTCTTCAAACGTCACAGAAGACGCTCCATTTAAAATATCCCGTTTAGGGTAGTAGATTAAAAAATGCCCCGCATCATCGGCAGTGTAAATTAACTGGTTGGCCAAATCACCGAGTCCACGTTCTGCCCAACCTATACCAAAAAAACTGTCCATTTTAGATTTTATGAGAGACCTCATAAAATTATTCTGTCGATAAGTTGTAGAATAAGCGGTTATTAAACTCTGAATGAATGTGGTCACTCCACGATCATGTCTTCCTCCAAGTTTATAATGTAAGGCTGTGTTGGCTATTCTTCTTATTCCATTTTGATCTAATGGACCTATATTTGATGCATATTTCTTGTGAAAACCCACAAAAAGCTCCGTTGTCGTAGCTGAAAAATTACTACCGTTAGCAAAAAGCAGAGAGAACCCATTCTTTATTTTACTGTGTACTGTATTGATAGATTCATTATTGGAATCATACTTAGCTTTTGATGCGGTTGTGAAATGGGTTAGAGGGCTAAAATAATCGCGTCTAGCAATAGAAGCTATAGGGTCTGCGCCATCAACAAGATTATCCCAAGTTATAAGGCTGTTTAATTGCTCTACTCCATTACTGAAAATTTGGCCAGCGTGAGTTATATCATTTACTCTCGCACTGGATTCTCCACCCTGATCGGCTATATTTAAATTTTGGAAAGAGCTGGCGATACTCACATCTATCTTCGTGAAATCTGTTACAGATTCTTCATTATCAGGGCTTTCTGCATCTTTAATAGATATTGAGACCGGGGTAGCATCTAAATACACACCTCTTGAGGCGTCTTCTTTGTTTAAAAGATTGCCTTTAGAATCCACTAAGCCTTCTATGGGACCATCTGAAATAAGATCAAGAGTCTCCATATAACTGAAAGACGACCCGAATTGAAAATCACCTATCTTTGGAGGAGACAGAACAGCAGGTTTAACGTCAGGTTTTTTACCCGCTCCGTATAACCTTTTTTTTCTAGAAAGATGATTCATTGTTTAATAGAGGCTGGGATTAGAAATCTCAATATTTGATTCCTGATTAAAGACTCCCTCTTCAGTCTCAGGAGCGTAATTATTAGATTGCATTGCATCTGAAGTCTTGACCGTTTGAGGTATAGACTTCATTGATGATTGAATTACGCTAGATCCAACTTTTAATCTCCCATAGCCAATTGGAAGTGGAGATCCTTGAGCAGTTAAGTTAATTATACTACTGCTAAATAGCAGAGATTTACTATCTGAACCTATAGTCGTTTCACCGCCATCAATAGTTCCCGGATCTGTGAGGGCGTATTGTATAGCTGCGCTAAGAAGCGTTAAAATAAGTGCTGGAACAAACCCCGGCCCAGAGCCTACAATAAAAGGAACAAAATCTATCTCTTTAGGATATTTATTATCCAAAAAAGATTTTTGGCTCAACCTTTTCTTATTTACTATAAGTTCATAACTAAAACCTTGTTTCTGTAGATCTACAACGGTTTTCCGAAACCCTTCTCTATTTACATCTATAGCTCTAATGACATCTCTAGGCTTATCTATGTTCATTTTGAACACTTTACCGTATTTCTGAGCTAAAATCCCGTGTAATCTAATAGTTGTCATAATCGTCCTTGAACCTGTTATGTGTATTTACATCTGTTTCTAGATTTTGTGGCTCATAAAGATTAAATTTTTTAGTCTCTAAGCTATATATAAGAAAAGGTATGCAACAATTATTGCACATCTTTACGTCAAACTCCGAAGGTTGTTCATCTACATTGATATGGCTATGATATATAGCGACCATATCGAATTTCTCTTTAAACATTAAATACTCCAAAGGATCTAACATGAAGTTGTTTCTAGGGTCTTCTGCTATATTCTCTAAATTCTGGACCACATAACCCTCTATTTTGTCATCAAAACCCAAAAAACCACAAACCTCCATGAATGGGTTACTCTCTGAGTAGTCAACTATTTCTTGCAGTTTAGATTTTAAATTCATATATTTTCTGATCCTAAAGCTTTATAATCAAATCCGTCTGTTCCGGGGAACCCTCCAAAAGGTAAAGGTTGTATCGAGTTTTGGTTAGCTACAAACTGTTCGAATTTACCAATTGTGTAATCTAACCTCCTCGTCGAAAATTCGCTAGTGTCACCAAATCCTGTTAGGTGATTGTCGGCATCTGACTCATCTAACACGTAAAAATTACCACTGACAGATGTCGTATTCATATCATACCAGCCCTTTAGATTAGTTCTTAAAGAGGATAAGTAACCAGTAGTTTCTCCATATGATACAGGCGCGTAGTCACAATATAGATCAACACGTTTTTGTAAGTTGTTGTCAGTTAGGTAGTATTCAGAATCAGCTATGCTATTTGCCGAACCCAACCAAGAAACTTCGTCATTGGTTAGTTTTTTGTCCCAAACACAAACCTGCGCTATATCGCCTCCAAAACAATTTTCTTTATGAATATTATTTTCGCCAGTTGCCTCGCCAAATATAGAGAAAAAGTCTACTCCTTTGTCAAAATTATCAGACCTCATTGTCATTTTATTCGCACAAGTAAACTCTCCATACTGATTTTTATATGGGTTAACTAGCACCTCAACGCTGGGGTAAGAAGGAGAAGTAACCCTAAAGACTAGAAAGTTAAATTTTTCTGATGAGGCTATTTTAGTGGGTATTTTCTTCGTGTGACTTCTATCTGAGCCAGCTTGAAG